GGAAACTACTTATCTATGAGCCCTTCGGGGCTCGTATTATTTTATGATATGATTACAAACGGAGGATTATAAAATGGGAACAAAAAGAGTAGGCTTGGCTAGAACCCAAGCATTAATTGAGAATTTAAAGAGAGAGCTAGATCTTAATGCATCGACGCTTAAAGATTTTAAGGTTGGTGGTGCTGGAGATGCCGCTGCAACGACACTATCGACAGGTACTCCAGGCAATTTCACCGTCCGAAAGGCAAGCGAAGCCGCTGGATATCACATTTATCAGGAGGAGGTTACCTTGATTGGCGCCTCCACCGCAACAGATCATGGTATGATTTGTTACTTGAGTAAGACACTCCCGGCAAATGCCAAGATTGTTTCGACAGCTTGTACTGTTACCGAATTGGCGAATGTGGGTACATTTTTATGTGAGGTAAATCTCTCGGCAACGACTAGCACCTCTCGCGGCGCCGCCGCCGGAACCCCCACAGAACTACTCGGAGCTGGAGCCGGCTCAGCCGCGCTCATTTGCTCGTCTGGTGGTGCTGTTGGAGACACAGAACTTCGTGTCTCTAGTACCGGCGACTACGTTGATGTGGGCTCTAAGACATCGGTACTTGTGTGCAATGACGGCACTGGAAACGGAACTGCCGCGATTACCGCTGGTTCGGTTCTTGTTACTATTTGCTATTTTGGAAGTGCGGCCCCCGCATAAACTAAGATAGTTTCTTGATTTTCCCCCCTTTCCTTTTGGATTGGGGGGTTTTTTATGAAAATGACGATCTACCATATTTTTTCGCCGCCAATTTTTTGAGATTTTCGCTTTTTTAGACTAATTACTATATAAAACAGGAGTTTTTTATGGGTAAGAAAAGAAGATTAAATTCTGCCAAAAATAAGTTTGCTGCTAAGCATGCAAATCATCCACGGATGAAGATGTTGAACGCCGAAGATATTCTTTCGGCAACGGAAGAGCCCGTTGTGGAGGCTAAAGTAGAGACGGTGCTAGCACCCACGACAAAAACAGAGGCACCACCGTTGAAGACGGAGACAAAAACACAAACACCTACTTTAACAAAGCCGCCTACGACAAAAACTACCCGAGCTAAGAAAGCTACACCTTCTCGTAAAAAAACCACAACGTCAACACGCAAATCCACAAAAAGAACTACAAAAAAGACAAGTACCGCTAAAACTGCATAAAAGAGTGTCTCTTCTTGTAAGAAGCCCCCATGTTGCAAGGGGGTTTTGTGCGCAAGAAACTAATTACGAAGAGGAGACTTTTTTATGCCTACAGACCTAAGCCCCAAATCTCAAACGAGCACCATTGTGCTCACCGCTACTGGCAGCTTGACCGATGTGTCCGCAGCTGTGCCTTTTGGCGCTTATACGGGGTCCATTGACTTTTTAAGTGGCGCAGCCCTACAGGTTAATTATGTATTTAAGAAATTAGGAGGGGATGTTGTCGATATTGAATTGACTCCCTCCAATGTTTACGCCGCATACGAAGAAGCAGTTTTAGAATATTCCTATATTGTCAATTTACATCAAAGTAAAAATGTTCTTTCAGATACGCTGGGAGCAACAACCGGTACTTTTGATCATGTCGGCAATATTAAGGGATCATCGGCCCTTTCATCGAGTCTAGGTGGTCAATTTGTTTCATTGAAGTATCCCCGCTATAAGTTTTCGTATTCTCAGCAGGTTGGGGATGGTGTGGCCGCCGCAGCCGGTTTTGGAGGCACAATGCCACAATATTCGGCTTCATTCCTTCCTGAAAGCGGAATTCAAGATTATGATCTGCAAAGCGTTGTAGAGACCGCCGGCGCTTCTGGGGTAGATTCGGCAGGCAACCCGGTGCCCTTTGAGGGTAAAATTAATGACAAGCGTGTTATAGTTACTAAGGTTTATTATCGCTCCCCACGCGCTATGTGGCGCTTTTTTGGGTATTATGGGGGCGTCGGAGTGGTTGGCAATTATTCCACTTACGGCCAATATGCGGATGACGCTACATTTGAAATTGTACCCACGTGGCAGAATAAATTACAAGCCATTATGTATGAGGATTCCATTGTGACTCGTACTTCTAACTATGCATATGATATTATCAATAATAAACTTCGCCTTTACCCTACTCCTAGTAATTGGGATTTAGCGGAGTTTGAACGAATTTGGTTTCGATTTTATGTGGACGACGATGCTTGGGATGAGGATCCGTCTTATAAAACGGGCGTTAACGGGGTTAATAATATGAACACCCTTCCTTTTGCTAATATTCCTTATGAAAATATCAACTCCATTGGAAAACAGTGGATTAGAAAATATGCTCTTGCGTTATGCAAGGAGATGTTGGGTCAAATTCGCGGTAAATTTACCACGATACCCATTCCAGGTGAAAGTGTGACGTTAAACTTTTCAGATCTCCTTAGTCAGGCCAAAGAAGAACAAAACCAACTACGAGATAAATTAAGAGAACTCCTTAAAGAAATGGAATACGCAGAACTAACTAAATTAGATCAAGAAAAGGCGAGTGCAGCGGCCGAAACATTGAAATTTTCACCGTTGCCTATTTTTGTGGGGTAATAGTATATGGGCGACGAGTGGAAGAAATCATCTGGGCCGCCACCTCCTCTCTTCTTGGGCAAGAAAGAGCGGGATTTAGTAAAACAAGTTAATGACGAGCTTATTGAAAAGGTTATCGGCCAACAAATTCTTTATTATCCCATTGATTTAGAGACTACCAACTTTCATGAATTATATGGAGAAGCGGTGGAGAAAAATTATCTGGCGCCCGTGCGTATTTATGCATTAATAGAATTTACCGATTATTCTACGGAATATATGGAAGGTTTCGGCATAGATAAGAGTTGGGAAATTCTGGTTCACTTTCACCGACGTCGCCTTACCGAAGATCAAGACTTATATGTACGAGAAGGGGATTTTGTTTTGTATGGAGATTTTTTCTACGAGATAGTTAAACTATCGGAACCAAAAAAGCTATTTGGTCAAGTGGATCATAGCTTTGAAATTGCAGCAACTTGCAAGAGAGCAAGAAAGGGACTATTTGATGCTACCTGATAATTTTGATTTTGCGATGCTCCCAGAAGGAGAATCTAAGCTTACTTTAAAGGAAGTAGGAATGCTGGCCTCCAATATTGAAACGATTGATATGGCTATGGCTTCGTGGGTGAAAGAAGATATAAATATTAGCACACGCACCAATGAAGGATACGACAAGGTTCCGGTGCTGTGGCAGGTCCCAGAAAGATCGTTCCAGATTAAAAATCGCAAGCAACTGCGAGATGACGCCGGCGCCCTTAAGCTTCCTCTGATTAGTATTGAGCGCACGGGGATCGCCAAAGATCCTAATCGTAAAGGATCGTTTCAAGCTAACTACTATTCAGACAAGAAGAATGGGCGCCCCGGCCGCTGGGTTATCGCTCGCCGAGTGATGCCTTCTAAAACTAATGCGTTTGCGACCAATGCCATTAGCCGAACTGCGACGGAAACCGATGGCACTCTGCAGCAATACTCCCCCCGCGCAAACAAAAAGATTGTGGTGCAGATTGTTTCGATTCCCATACCTGTCTATATTAATGTTACTTACAAAATCAGCCTTAAGGCCGAATACCAACAACAGATGAATGACATGTTGGCCCCTTTTATTGGTCGTACGGGACAAATAAATGGTTTTGTGATGCGCCGCAACGGACACCTTTATGAAGGATTTATTGAGCAAGATTTTACTCACAGTAATAATGTAAATAATTTGGGTGAAGATATGCGAATGTTTACCAGTGAAATTACCATTAGAGTTATTGGCTATCTTATTGGAGAGGGAGACAATTCGGATCGACCCATCGTTAGAATTGATGAAAATATTGTGGAATTTACCTATCCTACTGAAAGCCCTGTGCCTATGCCGGGAGAACCTAATCTATTTGGTGGCGCCTTTGAGGTTCTACCCGAGTAAAGTCTGAGAGGTTTTTATCACTTCCTGATATCCTTTTGAGATTAAAAATACTATTTAATTAATGATTGCGCTATCATTTGCGAATTATAAGAGGAAAGCAATATGTCAGTAAAAAGTTTTAAGTTTGTATCCCCCGGAGTCTTTATCAACGAGATTGATAATTCTTTTGTCGCATCGAGTCCCGATGCTATTGGTCCTGTAGTAATAGGACGTTCAGGTCGCGGTTTATCCATGACCCCAATTAAAGTAAATTCATACGCCGATTTTGTCACCATGTTTGGTGATACTGTTCCCGGAAGTGCGGGACGAGATGTATATCGCGATGGTAACTACCAGTCGCCCATGTACGGAACTTATGCTGCTAAAGCCTTCTTAAATGCAAATGTGGCTCCTCTTACATATGTGCGTCTTTTAGGCCAGCAAACTACTGTTGGCTCGGCCGCCGGCGGCACTGCCGCCGCAGGGTGGAAGACCCTTCATGGCCCAGCGCAAAAGAACATCATTAATGGCGGTGCTTATGGGTTGTGGCTGTTTACTTCGGGCGCCGCAACTCAAGCAATGATAGGGACTGGAAGCCTCGCGGCTATTTGGTACGTCGAAGATGGCCAAATTAACCTGAGCGGTACTCTCTATGGAGGATTGGTTAAGTCCCATGAAGGCGTCGATTCGGCTACTACGGGCGCCAACAATGCTGTTATTGGGCCAGACGCTGACACGGGCCTTTGGACGGTAGTAATTAGCGGATCGCAAGGATCCTCCGAAAAGATTACTTTTAGCATGGACGATTCTAATGAGAATTACATTCGCAAGAAGTTTAACACTAACCCGCAGTTAATTAGCGGTAGTACTTTTTACGGTCCCGGAACTGGTCAGACTTATTGGCTGGGTGAAACCTACGATCAAGAAATTCGAGATCGCGGCCTTCATACAGGCTCTACTATTGGGTGTATGCTGGCTATCTCCAAAGGCACTACGGTGGGCCCCTGGGACATGGAGTCTCAGGCTTCCCGAGAGGCTAATAGTGGTTGGTTTATTGGTCAGGATATGGGAGAACCCGCGAATTATGTATCCTTCCGTCAGCAGAGACTTTTCCGCTTAGTTGGCCGCGGCCATGGAGAATGGCTTTTTAAGAACGTCAAAGTCTCCATTGAAAAAATTCGCCAGTCGACGAGCAACACGAATGATTATGGAACTTTCTCCTTAGTATTGCGGAACTTATATGATACGGACAATGCTATTGAAGTGATGGAAAGATTCGACAATTTAACTCTCGATCCCACTTCCCCTAACTACATTGCTCGCCGACTGGGCGATAAGTACGTAGAGTGGGATGCAACCGAGAAGCGCCTCCGTACTTATGGTGAATATGATAATCAATCCAAGTTTGTTTATGTAGAAGTTAATGCAGATGTGGATGCCGGCGCGACAGACGCCGCACTTCTTCCGTTTGGATATTTCGGCCCACCTCGTTTCCGCGGCCTCTATGATTTGACTGGCGAGGCCTTCAACGCGACTCCCGGCCAAACTGTCGACCCTGGCGACGGCGAAGGAACCGGTGTTTTTGGCAACGTATTTGTTACGGGTGGCTTGGGAATCTGTGCTTCCTCCTGGGCTCACCCAGGAGACACCACGGACCAGATTGCCCCCTACCTCAGTGGAGGAATGGGTATCAGCACTAACTCTACAGGTTCCTGTACCGGTTCTTTAGAGTTCCCGGTTGTACGCCTTAGAACGTCGGCTTCTGATGGAGGTATGGCAGATTTTACTAAAGCCTATTTTGGAATGCAGACTACACGCAACGCAGATGGAACGACCCCCGATCCAAGTATCGCTGATTTCCACCGCCTTCTCTATTCTGGATTTGATGCGGGCGGAGGCTATAATGCAACCAATCCGTATGCTACGACCGGTGTTGAGGACTATGCCTATGTTTTCACAATGGATAATATTGTTCTTAAGGATTCGACTACTGATGGATGGTACTATTCTTCTGGCTCTCGTGCGCGCGGCAACTCCTATACTTCGGGTGCCTATACAGATTTGCTCGATGCAGGAATTAACCGGTTTACATGTCCTCTTTTCGGGGGTTTCGATGGGTTTAATATTAAGAAGCCCGATCCTGTTTACAACGACGCACTGACCACAACATCTACAGAAGATAACAGCTATGTTTATCACACCTACAAACGTGCGATTGATACAATTGCGGACCCTGAGTTTGTAAACATGAATCTTCTTGTTACGCCGGGTCTCACCAACGACGCTCTTACTACTCATGCTATTCGGACTTGTGAAGCTCGCGCCGACGCGCTAGCTTTAATTGACCTTCCGAACGTTTATATTCCGACAGCGGAAGCTTATAAGGCTAGCAAGAAAGAGCGCATTGGCACTACACCGGTGCAAGCTGCTAAAGCGCTGAAAGATCGTCGTATTGATTCGAGTTATGGCGCCACTTTCTATCCATGGTCCTTC